AGGTTAAATTGACGAGTGCCGATAGTACGGTAACAGGTCAAGGGGCAATTATTATAACGGCAGGATTTAGTGCGGTTTATGATGCAACGGAAGCCACGACGTTGAAAATTACAAAAGCATAGGGAGAAGATTATGCGTTTAGGGGATATTAAAGCAAAGCAAGCCGTTTTTCAAGCGGTTGATCCAGTATATGGTGAGCCGATTGAAGATGTGAAAATTACATTTAAACCACGATCTGACTCGGCTTCTTATGAAAAGTTTAGTGCTTTGATTGGTAGCGGTAGTTTAGACACGGCGGAAGGCATTGCACAGGCATTTTTTGGCATCCTTGAAAGTGGAGAGTTGGGTAATTACGAGTTTAATGCCGAAGGATTTCAAGCGTTGCTAGAAAATCCTGATTCTGCTTTTATTGGCGAGCAATTGGTTAGTTTCTTCACGGAAAAAAGTAATTTTTTTACGATAGCCAAACAGGGCAAAAAGAAGAAATAACTCAATACGCCAAGTGGCTATGCGAGATGCGGAAAGTCCCAAAGGGGGGCAAGTGTAGCGTATGGCAGACAATTCACCACAACGACCCTTCTAGCCCTGCCCTAGTGCCTCCAAAATGCAAGCATGGTTACTTGTTTAGCATCTACGATGACATCGCTTTTCATGGTAAGGATTACGGCATGGGTGGAGCAAGCCCCTTGAAGTGGACGGAATTGGAAGCATGGCATCGCATGGTGGGAGTCGCCTACAATCGAGATGAGTTAAAGCTTATAATGGAGATAGACCGCTTAATGATGCAGGAGGCTTCTAAAAATGATGATGGCGGACAATCCTAAAATCACAGTAGAAGTCGAAGCCAAGGGCGTAGGCAAGGCGGATGCCGAGTTAAAAAAGCTCAAAACGCAGGCAACTGATACTGCTAAAGCAAGTGATAGATTAGGGACTTCTGTTAAGCTTTTAGGTGCGACATTGTCAACGCTTGGCATTGGAGCGATTGCTAAACAACTTGCTGACACAGCCGATAAGATGCGGATGCTTGAAGCACGGACGATCAACGCAAGCAAGGGTATTGCACTGGGGACGCAAAACTTTAAAGAATTAAAGAAAATTGCAGGCGAAACCGGCGTTGCCTTGGAATCCACCGTTCAAGTTTTTAATCGTGGACTCAACGCAAAAAATAGCATAGGGGCTACCAATAAAGAACTATTGATTTTAACAGAAACCGTTAATAAACTAGGTGTGTTAAGTGGAGCAAGTGGTGAAGCCATTAAAAACAGTCAAATGCAGTTTGCTCAAGCTATGGCTGGTGGCATCGTACGTGCTGAAGAGTTTAACTCCATGCAGGAAAACACCCAAGAGCTTGTTACGGCAATAGCGGAAGGCATGGGAGTATCAGTAGGCAAGCTTCGCCTTATGGTGATTGAAGGTAAGCTTTTATCGAAAGATGTATTTGATGCTTTAATTAAACAGTCAGACAAGATCAACAAAGATTTTGACAAGATGCCTTTAACGTTTGGGCGATTAAAAATGCAGGCGGATATTACATTTGCGTCATTAGTTGCCGATATTGACAAGGTGACACAAGCAAGTAGTTTTTGGATTGGACAATTACAAAAAAGCTTAAAATGGATTGATGCAAACAAGGTTGGCATGATTAATTTTGTGCAAGTGGTATCTTTTGCATTTAAGGGCGTCTTTGATTTATTACAAGGCGTCTGGCGTGGTTTCAACGGTGTTATTGCGTCGATTGTTGAAAATAGCTTACGAGCTATAGCAAAGCTAGGGTCTGCAATTAACAGTATAAGCCCTATTAAGTTTCAATCTACTGGTGTCGTAGAAGGGATGATTCAACAGGCAAAAAAAGATAGAAAGGCATCATTTGGTGGTGCAATTCAAGACTTTAAACAAATTGGGAGTGGTTTTAATGGTTTATTTAATACACCCAAAAGCATTGCAACGCCCATTCCTACTGATGCTAGAGGCACAATAGAAACGCCTTTAAGTAAAACAGGCAAGGGAAAAGGCAAGGCAAGCGGTGGAAAGTCAGAAGCACAACAGCAAGCCGACCAATACGCCGACGCACTTAAGGGCTTAAAGGAAAAAGCCCGTGATGCCATGCTTGAAGTGCAAGGCATGGATAAAGCCATACAAGCCTTAGCAAGCGGTGGCATTAAAGCCTACGAGACACAGCTTAAACAAAACGAGGGCTTAGGACGTTACAACGAGTTAATGGGCGATTACTTAGGCAAGGGTAAACAAGAGCTTGAGTTAATCGCTCAAAGCATCGTTAAACGTGAGCAGGACGCAGAATCCAAAAAGAAACAACTTGAACTTAGTGTAAGTCTCAAGCAAGCGTCAGAAGATTTAAACATTGAAGAACAAAAAGCAAAAGAATTGAGAGAAGCGTTTTTAGTTGGTGGTGAAAAGGCGTTAGAACTTAAACGGCGTGAGTTGGATATTGAGCAAAGAAAGCGTGACTTGCTAAAAGATAGCAATGCAAACGCTGATCAAAAACAACAGGCACAAGAACAAGCAACACGTGAACAAGCGTTAAAGGATTATGCAGACCAAACGCAACAAATGGCGGATCGTGCTAAGGAAGCAAGCGAGGGGATTCGTAACGCTTTACGTTCAGCGTTTGACAATACCATTGAACACATGGTTAATGGGACAGCTTCTTTCAAGGACATTATGGTGGGCTTGCTTAGGCAAATAGCCGTGCAATTGATTAAAGTTTACACCTTACAACTAATCACAGGCATAGTGACTAGCGTCGCAGGTGGGGCAGGGAGTGCAGGAAGTGGGGCAGGGAGTGCAGGAAGTGGGGCAGGGAGTGCAGGCACAAATGGCGGTTTATTTGGAGGGTCGAATAACCCTATGGTAGGCACATTGGGATATTCAGGTCGTGCAGGCGGTGGCTCAGTATCGGCTAACACGCCTTACATGGTCGGCGAAGCTGGTCGTGAAATGTTTGTACCACGCACGGCAGGGAACATCATACCTAGCCACGCCATGCCTAGCGGTGGTGGCGGTGGCGTTACCGTTATTAACAACGTGACGGTCAACACACAAGGCGGTGGTAAGGATGACAAGCAAGGTTTGTTAGAAGCAGGTAAACAAATTAGTGATATGATTGAGACAAAAGTACGCCAAGTTTTAAAAACAGAAAGCCGTCATGGTGGAATGTTACAAAGGGGATTCGCTTAAATGCCTTCAACACTCACCTTGCCAGTAACGCCTAGCCAAAGTGGCTACACCGAAGAAACATCGTACCGTGTCCAAACCGCCAAGTTTGGCGATGGTTACGAGCAAAGAGTAGCAGACGGCATAAACTTTAAGATTCTAAACGTAACACTTACTTGTGCGTTATTAAATGCAACTGAAAAAAATAACCTTGTCGGTTTTTTTAACGCAAGGGGTGGTTATGAATCTTTTTACTACACGCTTTCTAGTGAAGCCTCCCCTCGTTTATGGGTGTGTCAAGATCCCATTCAAGTATCGGCAACAGAAGCGAATCTTTGGAACGTGGCTTTTAAACTAAGAGAGGTGTTTGATCTTGCTTGATGCTCAACTCCCTAGTTTTGGTTCAATCGTCACATTATTTCAAATTGACACAGCGATTTACGGCGGTGGCATTATTTATTTAAGCCCTTCATGCCTTGAAAACCGCACAAACATTGTGTTTAATGGCAATACTTACACGGCGTTCCCGATTGATGCTCAAGGCTTTGAGATTGAAAGCGGGAAGGCTCCACGTCCGACCTTTGTTGTTTCAAACTTGCAGGCGTTGCTAGTAGGTGGCATCAATGAATACAGAGGTTTGCAAAACTGTAAGTTTACAAGGATTCGTGTTAGACGAAATGAGTTAGACGACATCACCCCCACGATTACGGATGAGTTCGTGAACTATGACACGTTTTATATTAACCAAATTACAAGCCAAACAAGCGTTTCTATTGAGTTTGAACTGATTACCGCAATGGAGCTAGCAAACCGTCAACAGTTCCCCAAAAACCAAATGGTAAACTATTGCAACCATATTTACAGGCGGTGGGATACGGATACATCCAGCTTTGTTATTGCCGATGTTAATCCTTGCCCTTACGCAGGGACGCAATACTTCGACGAGTTTAACGAAGTCACCACGCAAGCCCTAGACCGTTGCAGTAAGACAGTAGGCGGTTGTGAAGCACGTTTCAAGACGGCAGTTCCCTTTAATGGGTTTCCAAACTTTAGCGAGGCGTAACCATGTTTAGTGAAATAGACCGTCAACACGTTACCATGCAACTTATGGCACGATCCGCCGATGAATTAAAGAATGAACATTTGTTTGCTAAAATAAATGGTACATGGCACTTGGTTAAAGTAGGTAGTGAAGAGTTCGTGGACGGTTCCATGATTGAAGGGGCGGAGGCTTACTTGCACACGCATCCCATACCGTCAAATGAGCCATTAGTACCGTCCATGCTTGATATGCAGATGTTTGCATCAAGCGACAAGCCACAAGGGATAATGAACTATTGCAGTCATAACGACGTGGTAAATCCTGTATTTTGGCATTCGTCGATTCAACCGACAGAGGAAAGCTTACTAGGCAGGCATTACCGCTGGGGCGATTATGGAAGCGACGGAAAGGGCGATTGCTTTGCGGTCATTATGGACTGGTTTAAAATAAACAAGGGTTATGAGTTCCCTATTGTTCCTAGAGACTTTTACGACAGAAACGGCTACTATTACACGCTTAACTTTCAAGGGCTTGGCACAATTAAACCAGCTGTTAGCCCTTTAGAAATTGGCGACTTGATTGTGATTCGTGTAGGTCGTCAAGGTGAACACGCAGGCGTTTATGTAGGCGACGGCTTAATGCTTCATCATCCCATGAACGGAGTAAGCCGCTTAACGCCAGTTCACGCTAGTATGGAACGCCTGCATATGCTTTTAAAGGTTACAATGTAAGGGGAGGGCATCAAATGCTTGTAACGATTGTATTACATGGAAAATTAAAGACTTTCTCCCCTAATCCCCTGCGGATAAATGCGGAAACCGCTCAACAGGTGGTTTCCTTTCTTTTACGCACATTTAAGGGGATGCGTCAAATGCTAAAGCGTGGCTGGTATCGATTTAGCTTAACCGATGACGGTAGAAGCCGTTTGCTTTCAGAAGATTCACGCTTTGATGTCAGCTTGCCCGATGGCGTCGATACGATTCACCTTGTACCAGTAGAAGGCGTTTATGGAAAAAAGTTTATCGGAATTATTGCAGGCGTGTTGCTAATTGGGGCAGGGATTGCCCTAACCTTTATGACAGGGGGCTTAGGAACCTTGACGGGTGCTCAATTAGCAAGTATCGGCGTTGGTTTGATTATCGGGGGTGGGCTACAAGTTATTACTGGGCTTGTTACACTACTTACTCCAACGCCAAAAATAGGCGACTTACAACAAGGAGACAACCCAGTAGATCGTCAAAGTACCTTGTTCACAGGGGCAACCAATCGACTAGGAAAAGGTGTGGGTGTGCCTGTAACGTATGGGCGTTTTTATTGTGGGTCAAACGTCATTAGCCAGTCAATCACGACCGAAGAGGTATTGTAATGGGTGGGTCAAACAAGCAACAATCAAGAACCCCTGTAACATCGCCTATTGATTTACAGGCAAATAACGTGGCACGGATTCTCGAAGTTGTTTCAGAAGGTGAAATAAAAGGGCTAGTCAATGGTTTAAACAGCGTTTACTTTAACGACACATCTTTACAAAATGAAAGTGGAAGTTTTAACTTTCAAGGGGTAGAGTTTCAATCACGCCTAGGGGAAATAGACCAAACTGAAATACAAGGTTTTGGTGGTGTTGAAAACTTGGTGAATGTGGGCGTAAAGGTATTGCAGGCGTCCCCTGTGATTCGCACGATTACAAACCCCGATGCCGATTATGTGCGGATTAAAATTGCCGTGCCTGCCTTGCAGTTTCAAGACACTACAAATGGCGATGTATTAAGGCAAAGTGTTGCTTTCAAAATCGAAGTCAACGAAAACGGCATAGGTTATAAACAGTTTGGGCGTTCGTGGCAACGTATCAATCAAACAGGCGGTCAATGGCTTACGTCTAACACGGCTACAGGCTTTCGGGTAGTGCTTACGAAGCGTGTTGATAGTCCTAGCCAAGCGTATTTTTTAGACAACGTAGAAACGCCTGCATTGGTGTATAAGCTTATGCCTAGTGGCTCAAATGTTACCGAAAATTACAGTGTTGAGCCGACAGGCTACACGGTTTATAATCCGACGCAAGGCTACAACGGAACGATCAACTTCATCAATCAAAATCTTAAAATGGAAAGTGGAGGGATCTCCACAAAATCACAATACGGCTTATGGTACAAATTGGATGATGAAATTATAGGGCTTGCACAAGGGCAGTATCGCATCACCCCCCCGAGTGGGTGGACGGTATCCGAAGTTTTTGAATTAGTCAATA